TAAGTCTGGCGTGGCTCCAGTCGCAAAGGCAAAGTCTGTAGGCGGTGTTTCGGCAAAGGCTCGATGGTCCGATTTGATTCAAGCCAAAGTTGCTTCCGGCTACGCTAAGAGCAAAGCAGTCGTCGCAGTCAACAAAGAAAACCCAGGACTACGCGAGCAAATGCTTGCTGAAGTCAACTGCTAAACCAAACAACAACTTTAAAGTTAAAGGAATAGAAAATGAGTCAATACGTTGACAGCAACACAAAAGCGTTCACCGCAGCGGGAACGATCAAGCAATACGCACGCGTAACACTCGGCAGCGGTGGCACGATCACGGAAGCAGGACTTGCGGTTAAGGATATCGGAACCGCAATGGAACCCGCAGTAAGCGGTGACGTTATTAGCGTTCGGCTAAGAACTGCGACGGGCACTCATAAGATGATCGCTATTGAAGCTCTTGCAGCAGGCGCAACTCTGTACACAGAATCTGACGGTAAAGTTCAAGACACAGCCGCCACAACTGCTTTTCAAATCGGCACAGCACTCGAAGCGGCAACCGCAGACGGTGACATTATTGAAGTACTTTACAACGCTCACGGCGACACCGCAGCGTAACCAAACCCCAGGCGTGACTTGGGCGGCGTTGGAGTAGCTACCAGCAAAGCCCGGTCACTTTTAATCAGTAGTTTGTTTTGCCTGGGGAAAGGTAAAGCAAATGCCAACATCAGTTACAAGTTTAGCAACACTAAGACCAGACTTAGCGGCAAGTTTCGAAGCGTTCGATCTTGAAGCAGAAAAGGCTGGCTACATCGCACGGAAGGTTTTAACGACCGTTGACGTAGCTTCGCAAGCAGGAAACTTTGGAAAGATTCCTCTTGAACAATTATTGCAGCAGCGCGATACAAAGCGTGCTCCAGGTAGCGGGTACGCTCGCGGCAATTTCACTTTCGACGACTCGACTTACTCCTGCGAAGAGCACGGAGCAGAAGAGCCAATCGACGATCGCGAAGCAAAGATGTATGCAGAATATTTCGATGCGGAAACGGTCGCTTCTCAAAGGGCATACAACTCCGTTTTGGCTAACGCTGAAAAACGAGTTGCTGATGCTATTTTCAACACCTCCACTTGGACAGGTTCCGCTCTAACGACGGACGTGTCCAGCGTCCCTTGGGCAACTATTGCTACTGCTAAGCCTTTGACAAACGTCGAAGCAGCAGTGCAAAAGGTTTACGACGGTTCTGGATTGTGGCCTAACGCTCTTGTTATCAACAAGAAGGTTTTCCGCAATCTTCGCAACACTCCTGAAGTTATCGACCGGATTGCTTCAAGCGGTGCTGGCGATCGTAACCTGGCAAGCGATGTTACTTTGCAGATGCTGGCTCAGGCGTTTGACCTTGACTACATCATCGTAGCAGGTGGAAGCATCAACAGTGCCAAGGAAGGTCAATCGGCTTCGGTTGGGCAAATCTGGTCAAGCACCTACGCAATGGTTTGCCGAGTCGCAACATCCAGCGATTTCCGTGAGCCATGCATTGGAAGAACATTCCATTGGGGTGCTGACGGTTCGAGCATTGACGGTGCGATTGAAAGCTACCGTGACGAAGTAGTGCGAGCAAATATCATCCGAGTTCGCCACGACGTGGACGAGGTGATTCTGTACGCACAGGCTGGTCACTTGCTGAAGATCGCCTAGTAATGCCAACCCGCTTCGAGCAGCACTTACGCAGGACTGTCGTACCAAATTTAGTGCGGCAGTTTGGCGAGTCAGCGGAATACTTTCCTTGCAATGGAGAGTCTAGAGCCATCGAAGTTTTGGTGATTCGAGATCCGTTGTCAATTGCTTCCGAAGTGGGTGAAGTGCTGGTAAATGCTCTTGTCGTTCGTGTCAAAAACGCAAGCGATGGGATTACGGCAGATGAGTTAGACACCGGCGGCGACAAGCTGCTAATTGCGTTACGAAGTGGTGGTGATACTTCACTTCGTTCCATTGTTCAACTGTTATCGGACGCTAATGGTTTTCTACGTTTGCTGGTGCAATAAATGGCTTACACAGTCATCGAATCCATAGCTAGAGAGATTGTCAGCAGGCTTGAGCAAATCAAGATTGCAAACGGCTATGCATTCAATGTGACAAGTGTTATACGGCCAAATCGCAACGCAACTTGGACACCGGAAGATAGGTTAATACTTGTCAAGCAAGGCGATTCGACAAAGAACGAATCGTTAAGCTGTCCAGGTAATCCACCAGCAATGGCATTCGACACCACGTTCGAATTGTGCGGTTTCGTTCGCACTAGCGACTTTTGCAGCAAAGAGTACGAGTCCATCGAAAACGATCGCGGTGCTCAGATTATCAAAGCGATCACGACTGAAGCCACCGACCCCAGCATGTGGTACACGTTCGCAAGTAACGCAATCATCTCTGACATTATAGAGGTCCGTTCGTTTGAAGAATCGGAAAGCCATAACGGTGTGATTGTGTCTCTGTCTGTCACTCACAGGCAGGACGAGAACAACCCTTACAACGTGAGGGCGTGAGATGAAAATTAACATCGATTCGCAATCGCTAGCCGCAGTCAGAAAGACGATTGAAAGCCTCGGTGCAAACATCAAGCGTGAGTTAAACGTTGCCGTCAACAAGACGGCAAGTCAAGTCAAAATCAAAGCAGCACGCAAGTTGAAAAGCGTTATTCCTGTGCCTGTGAAAGTACTAAAGAAAGCAATTGCAGTAAGCAAAAAATCTGACGTTGCGAATCTGACTTCCGAGATCCTGATGATTCAAGGATATCCGATTCCTTTGCGATACTTCGGAGCCAAGCAAACAAAAAAAGGCGTGACTCACAAGCGGGCTGGTGCTGAGAAAAGCCGTGGCGTTTTACCCAATGCGTTCATCGTTAATAGGTATCGCGGCAACGTTTACGAACGATCAAGCAAGCCACGCGGACCACTGACACAACAAAAAGGTCCAGCACCAAGCAATTACTACCAATCTGCCGGTGTCACAGACCTAGCTCTAGATACAGCTCGCGACCAACTGCCAAAGCAGATTAACGAGCGAATCAGATTCCTAACACTTAAAGCTAAAGGCCAATTGAAAGGCAAACAGAAATGACATTACTGAAACGCAAGCGAGTATTGGCCGCAAAGATTGAAGCAACACCAGGCACTGCAGAAACGCTTGCCGGTGCTGACGCTTCCTTTAACGTATACAACCTTATGGCACAACAAGAAATTGAACTTGAGTCTCGTGAAGCTCAGGGAGGTTTCGGAATGTTGAATTCGGTCGTAGGTGGCTACAAAGGACGAATCACGTTCTCTTGCGACTTCTCTTGGGACGGTACAGCAACCGAGCCATCGTGGGCCGATACGTTCTTACCAGCATGCGGTTGGGTGAAGTCTGGTCAAGTATTCACTCCACGCACGGAGGACGTAGGGGCAAACGTCAAGACACTGACGATCGCGATCTACCAAGACGGGATGCGGAAGATCCTAGCCGGTGCTGTTGGAAACTTCCAGATGCTTTCACCGACTGGACGGACAGCCGTTTGCAATTTCGACTTCCAAGGGATATGGCAATCACCAACAGACGTTTCGATTCTTGCTCCAACCTATCCGACTGCTAAAGGATTGCGTTACGCATCGTCCACGACTACTTGGGCAAGTAGTGCGTTGTGTTTAGAGAATCTGACTCTAGATTCCGGTAACACAATCGTGATGAAGGAATGCGCGTCAACCGTGTCTGGTTACGATCACGGACTTATCACGAATCGAGTAGTTACAGTCGCAGGAAATCCAGAAGCTCGATTGGTTGCGGCTCAAGATCGCTTTGGTCAATACCTTGCCATGAGCGAAGACATTCTCACGTGGAGTCTCGACGGTCCAACCAACGCGGTCGCAGTCTTTAACGCACCGAAAGCCCAGATCATCGACATCCAGGAAGGTGATCGAAACATGTTTGTGACTGACGAAATCACATGGCAATGCAACCGAAACGGAAGCAACATTGACCAAGAAATCTCTCTTACGTTTACCGCAGCTACCTAATGCCAGTTTTTTTAGAACCGGATCAGTCTTTTCCGATCGTGCTCGATTGCGACAAAGACAAACCCAAAGAATCGCAACCGACATTTCTCGTCAAATCGCAATCTATGCGAGGTCAACGAGAAGTTTTACGCGTGCTCGATGCAGCAACAGACGCAGCCAACGAATCGCTGACTGTAAACGAAATGTTTGAAATGACGATTACCATGCTTTGTAAAGTCATGGTCGGTTGGAGAAACATGGGAAACCATCAGTTCAGCCGCGAAGCAATCGAAGACATCCTGAGCTTTAACGAAGCTCGCGAGTTACTGCGTAAGGTTGCGTACAACCAAGCAGTTCAGCACGAAGAAAAAAAAAGCTAAGACTAGCGGCAATGATTCGGCATGGCCTGCTCTGTCGCAACTGCACTATCAAGACATGCAAGGATAAAGGTACTGAGAGTGAACCCATTACAGTCGAGTGCCCAACTTGCAATGGCAACGGATGCGACCAGTGTAGCGATGGCTCTCTCGATGTCGTTGGCTGTCCTAATGTGCAATGTGGAGATGTGGCCTACGTTGCTCGGCTTGCTGACTTGTTTGAAAAAGGCATGCCACCTATTGCTGGTGGTGCTCTTGACCAGTCGGCTTGGTTTCTTGATGCGGTCTCTTTCC